TGGTGGTGGTTACAGAAGTCACGCGGTAGAAGCCAATAACATCTACAAGGGCAAGCGTACCAGGGACAACCGTAGCAGCAGCCGTTACGGCCGAGCCATTAGCAATATACTTATAGTAGGTCGGTTGAACATTGCCACCATGTTGGATAGCTGCAGCACTAGTCGTGTTATCCTTTACCGCTTGAAAGGCAAGGTTAGTACCCGTGTTAAAAAGAGCATCAGGACCAGGATTACCGTTACCACGGAAAAGCGTGTGCCATTCGTTAGCAACTGCGGCAGTCGTAGGATTAAAGTTTTTACCCCAGTTAGCACGATAAACTTGCCCCTGTGATTGGGCATTTATCAGTTGGTCATGAGAAGCGATTCCAGGCATATATATATTATAAACTAATTAAAGACTACTTGCATGTCACCAGTGAACACGGTGCCATTAACGGCACTTAGCGGTAAGCAAACGGCGCTGATATAGGCATCGTCCTGCACAATTGGCAGACTTGCTGCTTGCATAAGCAAATCCTTTTCAACAGGGGCATCAATACCTCTGATTTGTGTTTGAAATAAAGGCTTTACAAGGATTAGGGCAAACAATCCACCAGAATCTGGTGTAATCATGGTAATGCTCTCAATAGAACGAACGCCTGAATCACCATCCTGTAAACCGATAAAAGGATTACCAGAGCCTGCAACTGTACGGTCAGAGGTAGAAATAGAACCTATCGCCGTTGAAGCATTTAGGGTCATTACCTTTGACGTTCTGCCTGATACTCCTTCGCTATTCGTATAGTTAACTGTAAAAGTTGAACCACCTGTGCGACCTGCGAGTGTTACAGCCATCATCATCACGCCGTCGCCATCCGTATACCTTGGCAAGGTGACCGTATTATCGAGTAATTGTTCTTCGACAGTATCATCGCCGATGGTCGGATAATAAAGAAGATAGTCACAAACGATAATATCAATTGGTAATGCCGTCGCTGTGGTCGTCATGACCATAAACTTGCGAATAACCTTTTGCATTGGGGATACGTTAGCCCCATGGAAGATGCCGCCGTCTGTGCTTTGGGCAATAGCCTTAGCAATTAACGGAGGTGCATCAAACCAGAACTTAGCAACGGGATTTCCTGGTGAGGATGTTAGGTCAAACCAAATACCAATCGTCGTGACCTGTGTAGGGGCTTTTCTCCAACCGTAATAGCGCGAGCGTCCTTCACGCTCGGCGTTTACTACGTCAGAAATGCCCTTAAATCCTGCCATAATTACATCTTAATTCCGCCGTGACCGTGTGCTTCGCCAGACATTTCAGCAACGATAGAAGCACCACAGTCGCAGTTATATTGCTTATCATCACCGTCTACAATGACGACAGCGCCACACTTTGAGCAGTGATAATCCATATTAGTCCTCGGTTACTACAAGCGCGCCAATAGCGAACTGTGGCTGAATACCAGAAGAAATAGCGCGGGAAGCGGTAAGAGCGCCTGAGTAGATAATGACACCTGCACCAGAAGAAGTATCTACAATACCGACATAGGTAATGGTTTCAGAACCGCCAGTACATTCTGGGAACTGGATAATGCCTGTATTTGACGTTGAACCTGATGCTGCCGCTGTGAAGGCCGTTGCAGCCGTTACCGTTACGCGAGCGTAGGAAGTATAAGCTGCTTCGTTAGTGTCTGCTGAACCTGCTTCACCTGGATCAGCCGTATAGAGAGCGATATAGCGGTTAGCGTTAGCACGAAAAGAAGGGTCAACGGCGCGTAAAAGCGCGTCGAGCGTCGAGTTCTCAGAGGAATTGGATTTGGACATAGAAAATTATGAGTAGCTTACTATATTATACCACGCTTACGAGTATGTGTAGCTAGCTCGGTCGTCCCAGATCTTATCAAAATCAGAGTCGCCATCTGCCCAAGTGATCACAAGACCAGAAGTTGAGTCTAGCTTCTTAATGCGCCACGTTGAAGCTGACCCTGCGGTACCAGGGAGTGCTTCCCCAACGTAAGTAATTGTTGCACTCGCTTCATCAAGGAATACGTTGTAGAGACCGCTAGAGACGATCCACGGGGTAGTCCCTTGGGAAACGACGACGACCTCTCCTTTTAGTAAACCTTGATCGAGTTGCATACTTAGTTAAGTTCGCTAATAAGGGATTTTAAGGCATCCTTAGCCTCTTTGAACTTAGCCTGGATTTCAATAGCTTCACTTAGACCTGCTTCGATCTCTTTCAATTGAGCAGCCTTTTCAATAGCCTGCTTTGAAAGATCTGCAACTTCCGCTTTTACCTTGTCCAACTTATCACCTGCGAGAATAGCTTGTTCCTCTGCTTCTGCTTTCTTTTCAAGAAGGCCACGGACAATAGACTCCTGATCCTTAGCAAGGACAATAAGGCGCTTGGTCTCCTGCTCGGTAACAGTAAGGGTGTTCTTTGCGGTCTCAATTGCCTTCGCTAGTTCCTTAGGAAGGGCTACATTCGATTCGTTAGTAATGTTCATACTAATTACATTTCCATGACAACGTAGCGAGGGGACGTACCAGCAATGCTGATTTCACCCGTAAAGACAACGCCATCGGTTTGTGAAACTGAACCACCCGTACCATCATCATTACCGCCTCCACCTTTTACACAGTAGTGGAAGACTGAAGTCGTGGCACCTGTACCGAGACGTACGAAAAGCACGTTAGTACCCAAGTTCTGAATGCTCCAGCCATTGCGTGCTGGATTGCTAGCAAGAGCCGTGGATGTAGCTATGATCGCCGGGGTATTGATCTTAGCTGTTTGGTAAACAATGTTCATAGTTATTCTTCTAAAACGTCAACGAATAAGAGTCCTGTTGTATTTTCATACATAAGGGGCGTAGTCCCAGACCCATCGTCTAGTTCAACTACTGGAACAGGCACATGATTACCATCGTAGGCACTGGAGAGCGTAGAGGGAGAAGTATCAGCAACAGGGGTTATGTCTAGAAGGAGCCTGCTAGTACTACCGTCGGCTTCGATAACAACCACATTGCCATTACCATCAACGCCAAGCACACTAGTAACAAAGTTTTCATCTCGTTTTGCGTTCATAGTAAGCTATAAGTGATTCTAATTTAGCCCTTCTATCGACCAGTAGACGCTCCTGCTTACTGATTTCATCGGCTCGTGTGTCTAGGGCGCTTTTAAGGAGTTCAAGTGATCGCTCTATGGCTATAATGCCATGCTCTTTATTGAAAATAGCGTCCTCTCTTGCCTTATATTGACCTTCTTTTAGGGATAATTCGCTTAATTTTAGCGCTATCTCTTTTTCTACCTGTTCGCGCTTTATTTCGACTTCCTTTTTTGCGCTCGTTAATTGGTCAAAGCCACTATTTAGCTGTTCCTCTCGTTCATCTAGTTCTTCGGATAGGTTTTGAACGGACAAGCGGCTCTTTTCTACGTCTTCTATAGACTTTCTAAGGCTTTCCCTCTCCTGTTCAGTCTCTTTAATAGACTGATCGAGTTCTGATATGCGTTCTTTAAGCCTCGTAGCGTCAGCGCTAGCGTTTAACGTGACCACCTTAGCCTCAAGGGCGGATATTTCGATGGATAACTCGCGTTCTCTAGCCTCTTTCTTGGCTAGTAAGTCTACTTGTTCTTTTTGGTATTCTTCTAGGTACTTTTCACGAGCTAATTTAGCTTCATTAAGCCTTTTTATCTCGTTATTAGCCTCCATAGCATATTCCGCGCTTAGGCGGCGAAGTTCAGCCAGTTCCCCGTTAGGGGTTGGCTTAGATTCGCCGCCTTTCGCGTTTGGCGTGCGTCGCGTGGGAGCGAGCAAGCGCATACTTATTTACCTTCAAACGTATCCTCGTCTGGTGACTTTTCCTTCTTTGGACGACCACGCTTACGCTGCAATTCAGCATTCATAACGAGGGCTTCGGTCTTTTCACTTGAAGCACCGGATGTGTCTTCGAAGGTAGGCGCGTCTTCTGGAGTGACAAAGCACTTAGCGAGAAACTCGCCGCGTCTTGCGTCATCCACTTGAAGGCCAGCCTTTTGAAGTTCGCGATCCGTGAGCTTCATGGCGAAGAAGTCAGCAAGGGCTTCTTTAAGAAGCATATACTGACCAGCTTTGAAGTCCCAACCTTCGCTATTGTATTGCTGTGACAGGTCTTCGCCCGTCCAGTTAAAGAAGTATTTAGTTACCATATGAGTTTAGTTTAATGATCTATTAAGCAAGCTGAAGGAACACTGCACCGTATTCGGTGGTAGCAATACCCGTGAGAGCAGTACCGACCACAGCCTGAACACCAGCAGCAGGTTCTACAGCACCAGCAGTACCGTTTGAAGCTACGAGGTTAGTACCTACAGTAATTGCACCGTCAGCAAGGAGAACCGTAGGACCGGAAACCTGCATCCAACCGAAACCGCCAATTGCAACTGGGAATACAGCAGCGCCGATAGGAGCTGAGGTAGCCGTTGTTGGGTTAACGATCGTAGCGGAGTAAGGGTTAGGGATAAGATCAACTTTCGTCGAAGCTGAAGCCGTGGTCGTGAGCAATGGGTCTACCAACGTGAGCTGGAGAGTTGCGCTCAAGAGAGCTGCAGGGTGCGAAGCGATTTCGTACATGTAACCTTCACCCGTTGAGGTGGTGATCATTGCGTAGCCACCAGCATAGTAATTAGCGGTAGCAGCCGTTGCACCAAGGGTAACTGTGATGGTTCGGTCACCAATAGCACCGTTAGCCGTAGGGGCAAGGTTCTGATGGTTCGTGATTTCAGCAGCAGCTTGATAAAGTTTGCCAGGAACAGCAGCTACAGCACCCAACGAGGAGTAGCGGTAGTAGCGACCGTCGCCAGTCGTAGCGAGAGCGCCAAGATTGGTATTTGCCGATGTGGAAGTCGTAAAGATATCCTGACCGGCAATTTGAGTTGCACCAGTGAGATGAGACATAGATTATGAGATTCTTTTAAGTGCGACCACGATGCTTGCATTAGCAAGGTTAGTGACCGTACCTGCAAAGATTAAGTTGACACGAGCGCCAGCGACGATGGTCGTAGGCGAAGCGATGACGGTGCCGTTAACAGGAGTGTTAGCGGTACCAGAAAGCGACATGGTGCCAGTAAGTTGGTTCGTACCAGAAGCGACTGCTTGCGTGCCAGTAGCAACTTCAACCTGCAAGGTACCTGACGTTGATGTAACACCGAAGTTGGCAGTAACACCGGCAACTTGGTAGGTACCTGAGACGTTATCATTAACGAAAATCGAGTGAGAAACAGCGTAGGACGCGGCAACTACTTGATTTTGCGTAGATGTAACAATCTCATACTTTGAAAGGTACGCACCGTTGATTACGATATCCTTTTGGGTATTGATCGTAGTATCAGCGGCAGCAATTGGGATGTACTGTTCGAGATATTGTGACATAGTAGTCAGTTAAATGAATTAACCAGACTAATTACGTCGTGGTAGCACCCGTGAGCTTAGCGCAGCGTTTTGGATTTTCAGCGATGAACTGACCAGCAACGTAGATTTGCGAAACAACACCAGCGGCATTGGTAGGCTTAATCCAGTCCGACCATGAGAAACCCATGTCAGAAACGTTACCGTAGTCGTTACCTTCAATGTCTGGACCTTTAACGCTCATGGACTTAGCCATAGGCATCGTAAGGGCATACCAGTTGATAACGTCTTCGTTAAGGAAGATGAACTGACCAGAAGTACACTTTTCATCAGCAACGATAGCGACACCACGGAAATCAGCCGTTTGGTAACCTGCGCCACCATGACGTTTGTCTTTCGTGAAAGTAACCGTCTTGTTGATGCGATCCTGTGGGGTCAAGAGCTTCTCATAGAGGGAAGCGACAGCCTTGGTCGTAGGGATCAAGGTAGGACGGATCGAACCGGAGGTAGGAGCGTCGAAACCCGTAGCGATGTTAGCAAGCGAGAGAACACCACCCGAGAGAGCAGTAACCGTCGAGCTAAGCGTTGGGTAGGTCGTACGTGAGAGGCCACCAATCGTAGCTGAAACCGTACCATCGTCGATCAAGTAACCAAGACCTGCGAAGTTTGAACCATCACCGAGACCGTTACCGTAGAGCTGGGTACCCATAGCGTCGGCTGCATCCTGTACGGATGACTCAAGCTCAACAGCCATAAGGTCGATAACACGAGCGGTGGTATCGTTAACAGCGATTTCAGTAAGAGGAAGGGAAACAGGGATTGCTGCGAAAGTTGGGTCCCATACCATCTTCTGACGAGTGTCGACAGGAGCGTTAGGGAGCGTCTGCATACCACTAAAGATGGTAAACGAGCTGTTACCCGTGACTTTAACAGGCTTTTCGATCTGGCGACCAGACCATTTCTTAGGAGCGGACATCAAACGCGTTGCGAGGACGTTCGAGTTGAGGAAAGTATCCTGCACTTTGTCCCAAAGTTCGGTTTGGGTGGTCGTGAGGACGCGGTTAGAAAATGCCATATTGGCAGAAAGAGAGGTTAATAATTACATCAAACCCTTCTCCTTCAGTGCGTAGGCGGCGATCTCACTAAATGACATCTTAGACTTCTGTTCACGCGTTAACCCTGTTGGGGCTGCGGCGGTAGCAGTGCGGTCGATAGTCTGCGAAGCAATAGCCTTTTTTTGTTGGACTACTGCCGAAGGTGCGCCCTGTTCTGCCGTTTTAATGCGGTTGAACAGTTCATAGCCAGCTACAATGTCATACTTTCTCGTACCGTCAGGGTTGAACCCGCCGATAGGATTCTCAAGATAGAACTTCGTAAACTCGTTACGTTCATTGGTACCAGGTTCAAGGCGAACGCCGTGCTTATCCTGGATCTCTTTGAACTGTTGGGAGATATACTCTTCTTCCTGTTGTTTGACCTTGCGCTGCTCTTCGCGTTCCTGCTGTTCCTTTTGTTGTTTCTCCATGAATACCCGCTCGGCTTCCTGACGTTGAACGTTTAGAAACTCCGCATAGGCTTCAGGATCTTCACCATAGACATCAGCAAAGAACTTAGGGATCTTTACCCCTTCCGTTGGTTTATCAACGATAGGAGCCGTGCCTTTTGACTGTTGGACAAGGCCCATAGCTTCCTCGAACTTCTCTTTGAAGTAATTCTTCTCTTCAACGAGTTCTTGAAAGCGAGGGTGCTTATTGAACGGTAGATTATTGGTTTCGTCAGGAATATTAGCTTCTTCGACTTTCGTCTCGGTTGCCGGTTCGCCTTCCTGCGAGGGCGATTCTACGTCTGGTTTGTTTTCCGCTGGCGAGGCTTCAGAGGTTTCCTTCCCCTGTTCGTCGATATTCTGATCGTCAGCTAGTGAGCCTTCGATCTCGACGTTCGCCATAAGATCACCGATTGTATCAATGTCCTTCTGTTCTTCATTCATATTATATCATTTAATTGAGTTTTAATAAAACTTATTCGGCCGTGACTTTGAGGATGGTGAAGCAACCTTCAATAGATCCATCTTCACACAGCTCTTTCTCTCTCATCTTAACTTTTAAGGTGAGAGTGTAGTTTTCGCCTACATCCCAATCCTTAACAGCTTTTAACATTGTATCGTCCAGTTCGAGTTCTGGTTCACGCTCAAACATCGAAGATCCCATTAGTTTCATATCTATCCTACAGGTACGCTATTGAGTAAATCTTGGCTTAACATCTGGCTATTATCTGGTGCCATAGGGACACCTGCCATATCAGGCTGTGAACCAGCCGATGCCGTAGGCGCTGCCTGTGGCGCTGGTGCCATCTGTTGAGCAAGTTCAGGGTATAAGGCCATTGGGTTCTGCTTCTCAAGAACAACGTTGCTGGCCGTCTTCATAGGGTTGCCATCGCCAAGTCTCTTGTGAAGATCAAGGAGTGAAATAGCGCCTGCGCCGTAAAGGTCGATAGCTTGATTAGCCTTTGTAAGAGGGTCATCAGGGATAAGCGAACCTTCTTTGACCGAGATAAAGAGCTGGGAGTTGAGAAGATCCGATGATCTAAGCGTGACATACTCTCTAGCACCCTCCTCACCTAGGACGGAAGCAACGTGTGGCTCGTCATAGTAGACGTACATGAGTTGCACCATCCAGTTGAAAATCTGATCGGCTACCTGTTCAAGGTACTCAGTTACACCGCCACCGATACGTGAATCGTCACTAGTCTTTGCAAGGATCTTGCCTCTCACTGTCTCCTGTCCGCTGATACCGGTAGGGGTTGAGCCCTGTACACCGACAATGGACATGATTCGCTGTCTAGCGTCCTGAAGTGAGGTGTAAATGTAGTTAGGAAGCGCAGGTGCTACGTCTCTTGAGATGGCTCCGTTAACATCACCTTGTGGCACCCATACAGACTTACCGTCTTCAAGTGCCTTAGCTGCGCGGCCTGCCTGCTCTTGAGTGAAGTGATCACCAGAGATACGCATACCAGCGTTGGTATTGTCCGCGTTTCTATCCAATTGATAGTTACGCTTGTAAACAATGTCCTGTAAGCCTTTGACCTGTTCGATTAATGAAGTGTCATCGTATGGATGCTCATCAGTCGTGAAGACCGATAGGAAGACATAAGGGATCTTAGGGATCTTGAAATGGTTCCTGCCCTGTACTGGTACCTTAATCGGGTTGCCGTATTGATCTACTGATTCTTTCTCTCCATCGTAGTTCCAGTGTGGATTCTTGAACTTACCGAGGACAAGTTCTTCCATCGTGTAGAACAGGTATTGAGGTGTCCACCATTCGATATAGCCCATGCGAGTACCTAGCGCACCGCTACACTTAGCAAGGATTTCCGTCTTCTTCTTTGGAAAGCGCTGGCTAAGAGTTGAGGCCATGTCCGTTCGGTTCTCGCCGATGAACTCGCCTGTATATTCGAGGTTGTCAGCGATGGTAGCTTTTGAATCAAGGATGATCTTATCCGGTCGTACCGTTTGAATAGCAATCTCCCCGATAGCGTCGTTCCAGCCTAGCTTCCATACACCGAGGCGGTTAAGTGACCAGTGTCTCGTTCCCTTCTTTAGAACAAGTTTAAGACGTAACTCATCAGCCTTAGCGATAAGCATTTTGCGTACGTCTTCGGCTAACTGTTGGGATTCTTCACTAGGCCCCGCGTCTACGACAGGTTCAGGGTTCTTCTTGGTAGCAATCGGTAAAAGCGTCTCGATAGCTTCAAAGATCACATTATCCGCTAACGGTCTACGATCACCCCAGAGGGTTAGAAGTGAATTAGGCTGTCCCTTCCAATAGGAAAAGTTCTCCTTGCGGATCTTGTCTAGCTGGTAATTGCCTTTATTAGAAGCCTCATAGCGTTGTTTCAACGCCAAAAGCTCAGCGTCATCCATGCTTAGCTCAAGTTCCTCTAATGGGGCTTCGATAGCACCCTCTACTTTCTCACCATCCTGATTCACGCGATTCTCATCAAAGAATGCGGTTGAGTACGCTTGGATCTTGTCCATAGTTTTAGTATATTATACCACTTTATTCTTTACTCGCATATGGCTTATGCAGTATCGGCATGCGCCCTTTTGCATCAAACGTAATGCCCATTGGCACCTCATCACTAGGGTTAATAATCGCACCATAACCTTGAGCGAACTTGTCCATACCTACACGCATATAGAGCAGTGCGTGCATAAGATGATCATCACCGCTGCGCTTCCATAGATAGTCAAAGGTTCCTAGGGCTTCGTTCTCCTCTTTCTCACGGTACATATTCGAGGCGTGGTCTATGAGGGTCTGCCAGTACTCTTTGGTTCCGTAGAACGTCATGCGACAGTCATCAAGCTCACCAACAAGCATCGAGATCATACGGTTGCGGTCTACCTTCACATTACCCGCTTCTTTCTTATCACCCCATCTAATGAGTTGCATGGTCTTCTTGTCCTTCTCATAGTGACAAAGAAACACCCGACCGTGGTACTTCTCTCTTAACTTACGGGGAGCGATAAGATCCCCACCCTGATCACAGACGAGAACGGATCTAGGCCAGCGTTTAAGCATGTCCTCGATCTCTTCATACCCACTAGCATGTCCCCACTTGAAGACACCGTTACGAGTGCCACAGGTGTACCAAAGCGTTGTGCCAGTATCGAGACCAATAATCACACGTTCATCAGCGACATCGAACGGTTCATTGATAAGGTTCTTTGTAAAGTTAGACTCAGGTATCTTGTTACCCTCGCCGATATAGGGGAGACCTAGGACTTTAGTAAAGAAATACTCTTGGTCCTTTGTGTAATAGTTACTGATGATTTCCTTAGCTGTGATCCAGATACACATCATGGAATTAATCCAATACCCAGACCATTCCTTATCCTTAAACTTCTGCACCCATCTACCATGTCGTCTCATGCTATCCGTTAGGATCTTGTCACAGTACTTACAAACGTAGGCTTCACGTTCAAAGCAGATAGAATCAGGCCAATCCATGTACTGCTCTTTGTTACAATGTCCGCAAGTAATAAACCAATGCTTTTGATCTGATAACTGCCAGAACTTATGCGCTCCCACTCCCTCATAGGATGGGTGAGAGAATAGCCAGCGCCACTTGAACTTGGAATGTCTTAGACGTGTTTCGTAATCCTCGATGATCTGTAGGTTTGAGGCATCAAGCTCATCATGGACGATAAGATCCGCAGGGACGGAGATAGCCGCCTTCTTAGTCCATGTACCCTTGAAATAGACCATAGACTCACCGATCTTCTTCGTTTCAATCGTATCTCTATCCTGTGTTAGTGTCTGCATTACTGGGTTCTGCCTGATAAGGGAGTTGAGACGAGCACCTACGAAGGTACTAACATCGCTATCAGTAGGCATGGTATAGATCACTTCGAGCTTATAAGCCCATACTACCCAGAACAGTTTAATCATCTGCAAGAGTGTAAGACCTACCTGAGCCGGCTTCATGATCACCTGTAACGGGCTAAGATCGCTATAGATATCAAAAAGAAACGGGTGATTGCTAAAGTCTAGCGGTTCACCACGTTCTGTTTTAATACCATGCTCCTGTAACCAGGCATGGATGGAGATTCTTGAAAGCATTACAACTTCCCTTGGTTCTCTAGTCTCATGGCTCTACGGACGACTTCGGCCGTGTTCTCATGGAACTCACGCTTATTCTTTTCCCGGGACTTAAACTCCTTCATTGCATCTGGCTTGCCATAGATCTGTTCATAAAGGCTAGACCCACGCTGTAGGATATCTCTTAAATGATCCCTACGGTACCTAGAATCGTTTATCTTTCCGTCTTTGATACGATATACCTGTTTCTTGCCACACGAGGCGCATACGTCAACGTGAGCCATTTCATCCGATAGTCTAAAGTCTCTACGATAGTCGCATAGTATCCCTTTCCTACACACTGCCCCACTATAGGCTTTCGACTTCCGTATCTCGTGAAGGATCATAGTCGTTATCAAAGTTCATGAATGAGTTGATAAGTGGGCTTTGCTCTAGGATTACACCCTTTTGCTTTGGGATTAGTTTAGCCAGTGGTTGGTTCCTCTCATGTGGCTTTCTTGCAAGGAGTTCAATAACAAACGTAATCAAGAGGCCGATGATGATGCCTAGGGCTAGTACGATAGTATACATTTATTTGATGATTAGCTTCTTTAGTTCAGCTTCGTATTGTGAGCGGATCTTATCTACCTCTGGACCGTTAAGGTTCTCAGTCTTGATAGCTTCACCGTCTGGACCTGAATGCTCATGACGTTCCTTAGGTTTGCCTAATGCTCTATTAATGATCTCTTGCGCTGCTTTTAAGCGATCTGATTTACCTGCCTCTTGATCTTGCACGAGTTGAAAGACAAACGGTACAGCAATGTCCTGACATGCTTGTAACCAATACTCAGCCTTAGCCATCTCCTTTAGTGCTGACTGTTCTTCTTTAGTCAGCTTATCAACATAGAACTTATGGCCTGCACCTTCTCTCTTGCCACCATGCTTTTTTTCGACATCAAGTTTATTCAAGTCCTGCATATTTAATGTATTATTTTAATCTATCTAGCTTTAACCTATTCTGTTGCTTCTATTATACCACGAAAATAAAGGGAATACTAAAAACGGCCATAGTAGCCGTCTCTAGTTTCCACCTAGGTTGTCCATCCTTAACGCTATCCGTACGCATAGCACTATGTAGATAGGCAATTTGTATCTAAGCCTTTTAGTCTAGCGATAGGTTGAGCATTTAGCGTTTGAGACCTCGCGAGTACGTGCTGTAGATACTTATATTATACACGATATTTGATTACTGGTTAACCGTCGATGTTGATAACTATTTAGTCTCCTCTGGCTCGATTGAGATAACACCCTCGGTAGTAAGGAACATAGTCGCAGCAGATACAGCGTGTTCAAGAGCGCAACGGGTTACTTTCGCAGGGTCAATGATACCTTCCTTTAACATATCATCCACATACGTATCATTAGCAGCGTTGTAACCGGCATTGTCTTTAAGTAGTTTTACTTTATCGACGACTGAACCACCGTTCTTTCCTGCATTGGTAGCGATCCAGTAGAGAGGCCATTCAATAGCTTTGAAGACGATTTGAGAGCCTAGGGCTTCATCTCCTACAAGATCGAGCTTTACGTCAGCAGCGGCGCGAAGGATAGCGACACCACCACCTGCAACAATGCCTTCTTCAACAGCGGAACGAGTGGCACAGATAGCGTCCTCGATACGATGTTTAATCTCCTTAGCTTCCGTTTCAGTCGCAGCGCCTACACGGATGACACCGATACCGCCTGATAGCTTAGCAATTCTTTCGGTTAGGTAGTCACGATCCATCGGGGACTTCGTATCTTCAAGGGCTGTCTTTAACATGACGACGCGTAGGTCATTAGCTTCCTTTGAGCCTCCACCGTTTACAATAGTAGTGTGGTCTTTGGTAGCTTCTACCTTCTCAGCCTTACCAAAGTCTTCTGGCTTAATGGATTCAATTGAACGTCCGGTTTCATCTGAGAAGAAGGTTGCACCTGTAAGAGTAGCAATATCTTCAAGGTAGGCGCGGCGTTTATTGCCAAAGCTTGGACCACGGACGGCGATACATTTAAGATTACCCATCTTGATATTGAGAGAGATGGAAGCAAGGGCGATGCCTTCGACTTCATCAGCGAAGATCACGAGCTTACCAGATCCTGCCGACTGTGAAGCTTCTACAATCTTTAGGAAGTCTTCTGCTTTTGAAATACCTTTATCCGTTACAAGAATTGTAGGGTTTTCAAGCATTGCGTTGCCTAGTTCATCCGTGATCATCGAAGGGGCGATATACCCCCTGTCGATTCTAAAACCTTTAACGATCTCCGTTGTAATGTCTGACGTTTGGGAGTCTTCAACCATGATGATACCTTCCTTGCCTACTTCCTCCATAGCCTTAGCGACGATCTGGCCAATGACAGGATCATTAGCTGAAATAGAAGCTACCTTAGCAATATCATCACCTGATACCTTCTTTGAGATACCCTTCAAGCCCTCCACGATGGCTTGAGAGGCTACTTCCATCCCTTTCTTGAGGGATAGTGGGTTAGCACCAGCAGAAACGAACTTAATGCCTTCGGAGATAAGAGCCTGTGCAAGTACGGTTGCAGTTGTGGTGTTGTGCGTAGGGACGAAATCATCCGTAATGTAGAGATGATCGTCGTTGCTTACCTTGATACAACGCATTTCCGTGTATTCGCCCGTAGGTTCAATCGAATGGATAGGCGTCCCATGCTTGTATCCCTTTAACTGTGAGATACGATAAATAGGGGTTTTTGAATATGATTCACCGTCTTTTCGTTCGTGAAGTGAGAAGTTCAAAGTCATGCCCATACTTCGGCATAAGGCGGCAAAGTCATTTGCTAACTGAGGGGATATGGTAGAAAACTCGAACAATCCTCTCGTATTGATATGCCCGTCTGTATCTAACAAACCTTGAAGCAATGCTTGGCGCTGTTCTAGTGATGAGAAAAGATATTCTTCTGGGATAAACTTCGTGCCACTCTTTGAGCCATAAAGGCCAAGTGATTCAAGGCTATCTTTAATATCGCTACCGTTCAATTTAATACGGATATAATTATGATACTCTTTTGTGGTGGTGGTGGTGCCTTCTGGGAGTAACAGCTTACCGATTATATGGCGCTTCTTTAAGCCAAGAGATAATTCGATAGATCCCGTACCACTCAAGCTACCGTCACCAATAAGAACGCCCAACGTATACGGGTCAATCGGTAGATCTCTATCAACAAAAGCCGAGACGGTATTCTTAACGTAATACTTGTGGTGGTTAAATCCATCTTTTACCTTAATAAAGTCCTTACTTAGTTCCTCAGTCGTGAGGACACTTTCAGTACCCCAGTTTGTAGTAACAGCCCAAAGATGATCTTTTGAGCATTCTACGGTACGGCCATCCGTAAAAGTAACGCGGTATAATTCTTTAATACCCTTATCAAAAACCTCAATAATTTGTTGCATTGAATTATCAGTGCCACAAATAACCATCCCGGGCTTAGCGTCACCCATCGTGATAAAACCAGTCGGAGTAAGGATTTTAGCCCACATTGGCTGAGGGCCATCGCCCGCAAGGTCATTTGTCTTACTAGCTACCTCTTTTACAAGGTTAGCCCCTAACTTTTCGATAGGGTCTTTCAAGCTAACGTTCTTTGCTACCGTGACACCGTCCTTAGTCACCATTGGCGCACCAAAGCCTGTATCAATAAGAATGTTGCGTCCTTTTGGCCCTAGCGTAGCTTTAACAGCATTAGCGAGCTTATCGACACCAGAAGCGAGCTTCTTGCGGGCTTCTTCACTGAAAGTAATGTTTTTATTCATGTTTGTATTATTAAAGGACTAAAGGATTGCAAAAATATCACGTTCTGTAAGTTGAAGGAGCTTTTCACCGTCAATCTCTACTTCATCAGGGGAGTATTTATTGAAAATGACGGTGTCTCCTGCTTTAACCGTTACAGGCTTAAAATTACCATTCTCGGTTAATCCTGGACCTGCATGGACTACGGTACCGCGGTCGGTCTTTTCTACCGCACTGTCAGCGATAGCGAAGCCTGTTGAAGTGGTGTCTTTTTTAATCGGCTTTAAGTAAATTGTATCGTTTAATGGTTGCATATTATTTATTTGGTGCCTTTATTATACATCCTCTCTCTAATAAACTCCACCATATCCGCAAACTCTGATAGGTCTCTACCTTCTAGGATAGCTTCGCAGTAGGCGATAAAGCGTTCACGGGTCATAAGTCCTTCTCTATAACAGTCGCAGCAAGCACCGTGAAGATTAGAGCGAAAACGTACATGCCTAATTTATCGTATTTATCAGATAACAGAGTACCCGTACAAAGGAATATAGCGGCGATAAGTAATCTAAATTGAAAGTCTTTCATATTACGTCTCTTCAAGAGAGTGAGTTATTTATCCTTCATGGCCTTCATACACTCGTTGAAAAGAAACTCCTGATAGTAGGCGTACGTTTCATCACATTCCTTCAGGTAAATTCCCCTCGGTTCTAGGACATGTTGAGTGATGTGTACGATCTCATGAACGAGGTGTCCTACATCCTTCTTCCTTCTTAGCCAAATGACGTAGTTCTTGCATCGGCTGTTCCAAATGCTTTTAGCCCCAACAGGCCAGTCGAAGTTCAGTTCAAGAACGGATTTGTCCCCCATGATCTTATAAACGGCTTTCTTTGCCTTCTCTCCGTCCGATTCAACAATAAGATGGATGGTTGTACGGAAGACGGGGTCGATAATCTTTTTTATCATACCTCTTCAAGAGAGTTGATATAATCTTGTACCATCTGAACCTCATAAACCTCTCCTTTACATAATCGTATAATCTCCCACTTCACCCTCTTATCAATCGTGAGAGGGGAGACGGCGATTTCGAAGGTGAAGTGCTGTAGATCTAGGTTGCAAATTATTGGGTCTCCATCAAAAGCAATGCCCCATCTGTATCGTTCATCTCCATTATCACGAGCGATCTCTCCCTCTCTCCCTCCCAATCTAATCTTTGTCCCTACTTCTAGGGTGTCAGAGGATGGGTTGAAGGTGTGAAATGTCATAGGGATTTGCCGATTTCAATGAGTCCGCCAAGTAGCGTAAACAAGAACGCGCAAGAAATAAACCCATATAGAAATGCCACTACCGATGAGCGGCTAATTGTTATGTTATCTTTCATAATTCCTTTAAGGTTAAATTCGTTTAGTCTTTGAGATATTTCTTAAACTTTCCACAGTCGACGCAAGCCTCATCGCATTCAAAGCGACAAATACTGTCGTGTTCTCCACGCTTGATAACTTTTACGCACTCGTATTTCTCATGCCTACAGAACAATCTTTTTAAGAAGAGGGTCATAGGTTATTCTTGAAATCTTCTTCGCAAGGCTCGCACTTAGGACAACTGTCACAATCACCTCTTGGTTCGTCATGGGCATGGCA